TAAGGAACGGCCATATTCATGTAAGGATCAACATAGACTTTAAAGCGACCATTCAAAACACCAGCGAATGTGTTGCCTGTGGAGTCAACATTGAGGTTGTCAGACAGGTTTGAACCATAATCCAACAGACCAGCCATTGTAAGAGCAGACGCAACATCAGCGGAGCAAAGGATAATGTTACCTTTACCACGGCGAGTATCACGAGCGATCATGTTCGCATCACGTTCGATAGCAAACATAAGACCTTTGAACTTCTCAACAGACCAGCGACCATTGGAGTCAGTATTAAGATCAAAAACACCAGGCGTTGATACGTTTGTAGCAGCACCCATCACGGCATTTCGATAGATAGTACGGACCACTTCACGGTTGATTTCAGCAAGAATTTCAGAACTTAGGATATTCGCAAGTTCTGTTTCTGCGTCTAGACCATGAATGGCTTTCAAGTCCTGAGCAAGTTCCATCGTGTATTCAGCTTTGAGGGCACGTGACTTTGCAGTTACGGTTGCTTTCTCAATACTGAACGCCATCTCAGCAAATGCATTTAGAGCAGAATCACCAAGTTTTTCAGCATCAGCTGTAGACATGGCAGTACCTGTCTGGAAATTAACATTACTCAGATTATGAAGTACGTTAGAGCCGACGTTTGTACCAGTACCAGAGAATTTTGTCTGGGCCTCGTTGAACAGAGCTTCGGTTCCACTTTGGTTAGTATAACGAGCCTTCATCGCAAAGATAAGTCCAGTAGGACCGGTCATTGGCTGTACGCCGCAGATATCATAAGCAATAAGAGAAGGCATCGCACGGCGAACCAGCGAAATTAGGATTGGATCCCAATTGGCAATAGATGCGCCTGTAGAGTTTGTAGGTGCAGCTTCAGAAAGGAAAGCAGAATCTTCCTTCATTGCACGTTCTTGGTTTTCCAGGATTACTGTGGTGACTGCCCGACGATAGCTATCTTTAATCTCGGGGAGGTCTGGATGCGCCAACACTGGCGACCACTTTTCCTGTAGGTGTTCCGTTTGAAACATTTTTATTTTCTCCCTATTTTTGTTGTGTAAACTTATTTAGCCTTGCTGTTCGCGGATATGATTCCGAGAAATAGCAGACATATAAGCAGCCATCGTTTGGGGAACGTCACCTTCTTCTAGACTAGGTGTGCCACCCTCATTTACAGGTGCTGCTGTGTCATCATTGTTACTTGCTTGAGCTTTTGGAAAATATGACTCTTTGATCGTTTCGACTTTCTCACGAAAATCAGCCTCGTTCTCATAGTTAATATTTTCGGCAAGACCTGCAAACTTTTCTACTTCCGTATCTGCAAGATCAGAAGCCACATCTAAAAGAATTTCATGTCTTTTAAGTACATCATTATCTTTAGATAGTTCAATATTAGTCTCTAATGCTTCGTTCAATTTACTCTCCAGCTCGTCAACCTTCTCGGCTGCGGCATCAAGCATATCAAACTGTTCATCAGGAACAGAAATATTGTGATCTTCAAATAATGTTTTAAGACCTGTGATGAATCCTTCTGCAATTTCCGCTTTCATTCTATGAGCAACGGGAACTTCATTTTTCCTCATCCATTCTTCTACAACATAGTTGAGATAGTCATCGACTTTCTCCGCCATATCATTCTTTGCTTCTTCAATTTCAGAATTGAACTTTGCTGTGAATTTCTCGTCAAGATGTTCTAACTCTGAACGAAGCTTCGCACGAACAGCTGCTTCAAAAATTGTAGCAGCCTTCTTCTTAAACTCCTCTGAAAGTTCACCACCTTCAGTCAGGGCATTAACATCATCAGAGAGATCCATAGCAGAAACTCGCTCTTCTATTGTCTCATCTTCCACGTAATCTGATTCTTCCTCAGGCACTTCGGTAATAGTATCTAAAGTCTCATCTTCAACTTCTTCATTAGACTTCATTGGACCATTTCCGTCACCTTGAGCTTCGGGGGAAGCTGCGGAGGGAAGACCTTTACCATCACGGCCAGGCTTCTTAGCCTGTTTGGCTTTCTTCTCTGCGGCAACACCAGGATCAGTTTTGGCGTCAGGAGAAACAACAGCAGGACCCATGTCTTGTACTTCGCCAGGCAGCTTTTCAGGCGGCATAGCGGCACCAGCACCTTTCTTTGGGGCATCTGCGGCCACTTCGTCTAGCTGCGCATCGTCTGTAAATACATCTTCGGCGATGGCCTCTAGTTCTGCGTTGATATCTGTCATCGTTGGATAACTCCCTTGTTATTTATAAAAGTATATAAGTTATTTATAATATTTAAATTTTAGACAAAAAATCTGAAAAGATTTCAGCATTCTTTACTTCTCTTGCCTGCGCAAATTCATATTTTCTATCTAATTGCTTCTTATATTCTTCTATATCCATCTCTTTAATTATGCCGTTATCCCATACCCACTCCTTGCCTTCCATAATACCTTCTACGAAAGCATTGGGGGCTGATGGATCTGCAACAATATCGGCCGCAGTCGCCAAATAAAAATCATCTTTGACTACCTGCATCCTACCTCTTGGTTCTAGTGAACCCATACCTCGGGACGAAACTCCTAACTTAGCACCTTCGTCTATGAGATTCTTTACAATTTTACCGTAAGGTGTATCCATTACCTTAGCCTCACCGATGAAATTCTGTCCATCTTGTTTGAGACTAGTAATCATATGTGATACTCGTTCTAAATTTACGGTAGGGCCATCTGGATGTCCCAGTTCGCCAAATGCACGTTTCTGATTGACGTATTCTTTGTTATATCTTTTTACTTCCTTAGCAAGAACTTGCTCAGGATACATACGTCCATTCCGATTCTTTATCTCAGATTGCATGAATACACCTTTGATGCGATAGTTTTTCTTACCACCTTCTTCAGCTTCAACTATGTAATCAATATGATCAACGTGTTCGGATATAAGTTTCATTTATTCTTCCTCTGTAGGAACTTCTGCCGGGTCTCCTGTGATTCCGGTATCAATGCCCGAAGTGGGCTCAGGTGGTGAAGCATCAAAAGCGGTTCTCGCAAATTCGTGTTTGGTGTTTACCCACGCATCTTCTCTTTTTTGCTGTAGAGCTGCATCAAAAGCTGCATTGGCAGCGTTTAAATCGCCTGATGCAACAGCATCAACCATACCTCTAATTTCATTAGCCATAATAATAATTCCTCATGTTCTTATATTTATAAGTTTCTATTTTCCAACCCTTCCTCATCATCAGCATCTTCGGGTTCAGGTTCTTCACCATCTCCAGGATACATAGGTTCTTGTTCAATACCTCTAGAAGGATCACCAAATCCACCTTCAGGTCCACCCATATCTTGACCAGCAACAGGATCAATCTTACCTGATTTTCGTTCATCATCAATCTGACGATCAATTTCTTCCATCTCCAACTTGGTCTGTTGCAATACGTTCTTTCGTATCCATTCAATAGAGAAATATGTACCAATATAATCTGATACTCCAGCCAATTGTTCTACACGATCTTTTAATAACTCACTTTCTTTCATTTCAAAGAAATGATTATCGTCATTAAAATCGTATATAATAGACTCTCTAATCTCTTCCCAATCTTCTATAGTAAGAATACCTTTCAATAGTAATTGGGTCTTTAAAAGATCAGCAAACAGGCCTGAGAATCTTTTTCGTAGTCGTTGAATAAATTTTGTAAACTTAATTTCATCCCGTGTAATTTCAGATGACCGGCCCATGTTGAAACCGGAGTCTGTCATCAAACGAGAAGATGGAATGTTCAGTGACTTATAAAGTTTTTCTTGGAAGTATGTTACATCTTGCATCTCACCAAGATTTTGTCCACCAGGCAATGTTGTAATCTCTGTACCTCTACCACCTTCTCTGCGTGGCAACCAGAAATCTTCAAGCATTGACATTTGATTGCGGTCATCTTTAACCTCACCTGTAGAACCATCATACACAACCTTATTACGATAGCGACTCATCACATCTTTTAGATAAGCTTCTGCCTTAGGTTTGGGTAGATTACCCACATCAATATAAAAGATTCTACGTTCGGGAGCACGACTGATACGATAGATAACCAACGCATCTTCCATCATACGGAGTTGGTTGGTAGGTTTGATCGCCTTTTGTAAATAACCATAGACTTGTTTAGTTGTCGGGTTATATATTCCTGATGTTACATAAGCAATAGCATCTGGTGCTATCTTTAATCCTTGAGAATTTTTGACAGCAGGACCAGTAAAACTTGTCATCCCTGGATAAACACCAGAATCATTAAAGATAAAAAATTCTTGTGTCTTTTGTATCAAATCCATCTCACTAGTATTTTCTTTATTAGTTTCTTTTCCCTTTTCAATAATACGAACTTTCTTAATGAATTTGGGATCAATATAACGAACTTCAGCAATACCTTTCCGAGCTTGCTTTTGATCAACTAGTTTGTGATAGAAAATACGTCCATCAATATACCAACGGCGAAATATATCATGCCCTCTATATTTCCAATCCAAAAGGCGCAGAATTTCAGTGAATTCTACAACCATTTTTTTCTTGATAGACTCAGACATTTTAACTAGATCAAGGTCTAGCTTTACAGAGATGTCCGTTTCATCGGCCGTGATGGCCTCGTTGATAATATCTTCTATTGCTTGATCGCACTCCGGAGCTTCCGATGTGGTGCGATATTTACGAATTAGGTCCCAGTCGTTTTTTGCAACTTTGTCTAGGTTTACATACTGGCTAAAAAAACCAGCACCACCAGCAATGTCTAGTGTGCCTTCTTCGTCAGAAGGGGCGACAAAGGATTTCGCCTTTGCCGCCTCTTTCTTCTTGAACTCATATCCAAATAATTCTGCCATACAACTATTTATACAAACTAGAGCAGAACTATTTTAAGATATTAACCTCTATCGGGTCCCGCCACTACCAGCAACAGTACCACCACCGGCACCAGAATCCATATAATTGAATCGCCAAGTAACACCAAATTCCATTACTGCGTCATTGGTATCATAAGCGAGATCAATTGGATCAATCGTCTGCGGCCAAAGGTTATACAAAGTATACTTATTAACAGCTGAGTCATTTCGATCCATTTGTGTAACTGTGGCTTCACCATAATAGTCTTGCGGCCCTTTCAAACCATAAGACCAGTTACCCATATCCTGCATACTATTGGACCATTTTTCTAGATTACCACGAATAGACCATGCGGCATCACTAAAGACTGTTGTAGTCCATGCATCGAATGTACGATCACCAGCAACAAATACTTGCCGACCACGATAAGGTACTGCTACCTCACCAATAGTCATTGCAGGAATTTGAGCTGAACGACACAAGAATGTAAATTCCTCACCCAATGCAACACCGGCTGGTGTAGCAGTAATCTGGACTTGGAATTGGTTAGCACGAGCACCACCACCTTTGAGGTTCTGTACGAATGTATTAATATTAGGCATTTGTCATTCCCCCCTTAACCGGCTCTGCCGACTACTTCACTGAAATCAACACCAGTTCGTGTTGCAATGAAGGTCAGTGTGATGTAGTTGATAGACCTTGCTGGTTTGATGTAGAAATCAGCACGGAACTCGTTATTATCAATAACCTGGCCTGTGTTGTTTGATTCATCACACACAGTTAGGAAGTCAATAATACCTCGTCTCGCCTGTACATCACGCAAGTAAGGATCTACCATCGCCTTAAAGTTGTCTCTTGTGAACTGATCGTTGAACTCAAAGAGTACTGAACGAGCAGCCAACTTTATGGCCTCCTCAATAGTGAGGAATAAGCGTCGAACGTTAATTCGACTAAAAGCACTGTTACGAGCAAGCCCTGTCTTATCACCAAACAGCATAGTACCTTCTCCCGGGAACGCAACAACTGGGTTGATGCGAGCACGATACAAAGTATCACGTTCTGTCTGTGAAGGATTATAAGCAAGTTCTACTGAACCACGAATCTGTCCGCGGCTCGTACCAGCAGGTGACCACCATGGATCATTAGTGGCATCTGTTTGAGCACAAAGACCAGCAATATGACCATTAAGCGGAACATGGCGATAAACGTCATTATAACGATCATACATTTTTGTATAACCACTATCAAAAATTGTGTATGAATTACTACTCAATTGATCAAAATAACCTTTGACGTTTGTTGTTTGTGTATAAGATCGTGCAATATTCACCACATCACTACGATCAGGTGAAATAAGACCAACACAATCTTTTCTTTTGTTGACAAGGTCTGTAATAAACACACCATGTGTTATTGCACCAGCGTTATCTACAGAAGCAGGACCGGCGATTACCAGATTAACATCTTCAGTATCAGGATCACCAAAAGCATCTGTGTAAGCAGTCTGTCTCTGACCTTCGGTAGAGGCAGTTGCACCACCAACACCAGCGACTAGAGAAGCTGCATCAATGGGTGAAGTTGGAGGGGTAAATGTTGTACCTTTCGCAGCCGAACCCCAGTTCGTTGCACCCGCTGGATGATCCATCCAGTAGACGTAAAGAGACTGAGCAAACAGAACGTCGGCATAATAGTTATCATTACCGTTTTCCGTAAGTGCATCACCAGCTTTAGATACATCAGAATACTTCTCAAGAACCTCACCTTCAACACCCGAAATACCAGAATCTTCATCAATGATAATGATATGCATCTCGTCATTAAGACCACCACGATCTGTAGCAAACTGAGAAGTACCAGGCGCTGCATCAAACTGATCAGCATAACGCCACTCACGGTCAACATTCGCAGCAGCTGCAACGGCAGATGCCAATCCTGTAGCTGTTGTTGTTGGATATCTAACAAGAGTTACAACCGCACCAGCTACATTTGTCAAACGATATTTCTGACCATCAGCTTCCTGAAAGTAAACAATATCACCTATTGAAAAGCCTGTACCTGCTGTAAGTGTAACTGATGTCGCACCAGCCGTGGCATTTGAAGCCACAGTCGTTTTTGAAGTTTCAGCATAACCAGCAGCTGTGTTGCAAAATTCTACTCTGAGATCATTACCCCACGAACCAGCTGACCGAGCAGCAACTATGCCGACATTAGCAGAACCGTCATTATAAGGACCGGTTACACCATCACCATATTCATAATGCCTATTATTTTTAATCAGAATTGCAGTACCACTAACGCAAGCATTAACTGCGCCGGCGGTTTCAATTCTAACTACCTTTAATGTGCTACTATACATCAAGAAAGATGCAGCACTAAACCAATACTGATGGTTTGTCGTATTTGGCTTACCAAAAATCTGGGCAAGTTGCTCTTCACTTTGAACCGTAATGACTTGGTCAATAGGTCCTTTCTGAGCAAGAATAGCGACACCAGCAATACTAGTTGGCTCATTTCTAACTGTAGTAGTTAGATCAATTTCTCGTATAGCAACACCAGGCGAAACTAGATCAACCATTTTCTATTTCTCCTTAGTTGTTGTTATGTGTATCACAAAGTTATTAGTCAATTTGTATATAAGTTATTTATAAAATAGATGATTTACAAAACACATAATTGTGTTTATAAATAGTTGCAGACTTATGGAGACACACAAATGCGTGATATGGGTAGAAAAAACTGGTTACTTAATAGTATGAAAGGTCATTCTTGTCCTTGTGGTGAATCTGAACTGGTTTGTCTACAGTGGCATCCACATCATAGAAAAGTAACAGCATTAGTTTTAAGACATGGTGCTAAAACAGAAGAAAGAAAACAAGCACAACAGTTAATAGAAGAATCCACGGCCGTGTGCCATAACTGTGTGAGTAAGATTGATCACGGTCTTGCTTCATTTATTCTTTAGTGTGTCTCCTTATTAAAGAAGTCTGGATAATCTTCAACAGGTATCCAGTAATCACCATCCTCATCAAAAAATGGTGTAATATTTTCACCGTAATTTACACCATCATCAATAAAACCAAATGGAGCCATATCAGCTTCAATGGATTCTTTTTGTTCGTTGTATAGACGTTTACGGATATCTTCGTCTGTTAAATCTTTAAAGTATTGTTGGTCAGTCAACCATGAAAAGAACACCATACACATGACCAAATCATCTGTGCCACCATCTTCAGCTTCAAAGGACGAACCTTTCTGTATAAAGGTAGATAGTTCTACTACAATATCGAAATCTGATATTACTAACTTATCACCTTCGATCAATTGTTTTAAATTAGAACACCCAATTCTCTTTAAAGATTTGGTAGTTCTCACACCCAAATCAGTTTGACCATCACCAAATCCACTACCAACAACCTGACCTAAACGACCACGCATTTGAGTCATTATAATATTTTCATAGGCCATATCGTGATGTAATGCATCTGCTATCTGACCACCTATATCATTTATCTCCACAAGTATTTGAGAATCATTATAAGACTTTGCAGTTCTGTAAATGATGTCTGGAAATATAAGAGGCTTGATTTCATTATTTCTATACTTTGCAACTATTCTATAAGGCATCTGTGTAATATCAACCACGATAAATGCACTATAATCATTTGCACCACCCCTTGCAACATCAACAGTCATACAATACTGGTGATCTTTTATTGGTCTTTCCCACACATCAAACCCAGCACTACGCTCTATAGGATCCATATGTGCTATAGTCTGTATCTTAGCTGGAGATATAAGAGTGTCTACACTACCAAGGAACGAACATTCAAACTCTTGTAGAAATTGTTGTTCACTTGTATTTTTTATTGTTTCTTCTTTCCACTCATCATCTCTACCAGGCACCTCTGACCAATGTACCTCTATTGGTACAAACCCAGATTTTTTATTAACAGCATCTGTCCACATCTTATAGTACATATTCATACCATGTGGTGTAGATACAATCATTACCTTTGATGATTGCCCTGATGAAATTGTAGGGTAAACTGAAGAAAAGAATTGTTCTGCAATGTTACTGGGGATAAAGGCGAACTCATCAAGGAATATGATGTTGTAAGAACCACCACGAACAGCAGAAGCAGAAGTAGAGGCAGCAAGTATTTTGGATCCATTCTCAAGCTCCAAGGAACCTTTGTTCCAATTCATCACACCCATCTGCAACCATGTGGGTAAATGTTCATATGCGAGTTGTAATCTAGACAGTAAATCTCTTGCAGTAGAAGCCTTATTGGCCAACACGGCGACATTCACATTCTCATTGAATATGATATAATGAATGAGGTACGATAGAACAACTGTAGACTTACCCGATTGTCTCGGGAGTTTACAGATAGTAAATCTATTACTGTGAAATGTACTAACGATTTCTTTTTGAAATGGGTACATCTTAAAGGGTACTAAACCCTCATCAATACTGACAATATTTACATATTCTTCAATAAAGTGTATAGGATTTTTACTGCACTTAATAAACTCTGCAATCTGTTCTTGAGTATATTCTTGTCGAACCT